CCACGGTGGACAGTGCCGATAATTCGATGCTGGCATACCCAGCTTGGAAAGACATACACGGTGTGACGCCCATTACACAGCTTGCAGAGGGGGGTTACAGGAACACCCTCGTATTTTATCCGTTAGGTGCTTTCAAGCCATTTGTATAATATCGCTTGATTAGCGGAGGTAATGCTGTTTATTATGTGTGGAGTGTCACAAAGTATGTAGCGGTCAGGGCTAATGTCAAACACCAAAATTTCAGAATCAATAAAGATTTTAGTTCGTTCAGAGTTTGTTGAAGGCTACCTAGATGAAAACGAGGTGCGTCAGTTTCCTAGCTACGGGCAGCTTGCAAAGCGCCATGAGTTGCACCAAAATACGATTGGCAGTTGGGCTAGAAAAGATAAGTGGCAACAACTACGCGATGAATTTCAACAAAAGTTGAATGAGCAGACAAAGAAAGTTAAGGTGGCCAGCTTTGCGGAGGTCAGTAAGCGCCTTGATGAAAGGTGTTTAGCTGCTGCAAATGGTATGATTGCAACGGTTGGGCGTGGGCTTCAAGAGCTGCAAAAAGAGAAAACCCTCAATACGGCCAAGCTAAGAGACTTGGCGAATGCGTTACTAAGCGCTCAAAAGGCGGGTAAGTTAGCGCTTGGTGAGGCGCAAGAGATACAGAAGGTGACAGCCGATGCAGGAATCCCAGACAGCTTTATCCAACTTTGCGGAATACTGGAGCGAGTTGGAGGACGAAAGGCTGAGGACGGTAATCACGTTATCAACTGATTGGGATAACTCAGCGAGAGCAAGCCAAAAGCCGCCGCTTGGTGATTGGAACATTTGGTTGATTCTTGCGGGGCGTGGCTTTGGTAAAACCCACACGGGAGCGCGTGACGCTGCTCTATTTGCATTAAAAAACCCCAACACACAAGTCGCAGTCGTTGTTCCGACCTTTGGTGATTTGCGCCGCGTTGCCTTCGGTGGTCCAAGTGGGATATTGGAGTTTTTGCCAAAAAATGTTTTGATGCAAGGCAGGGGTCAGGGGTATAACGCGTCAAGCCAAGAAATCCGTCTGTTTAATGGTTCAAAAATTATCGGCTTCACTGCTACAGAGCCAGACAGGTTGCGCGGTCCTCAGTTTCATCACGCGTGGTGTGATGAGATTGCTGCTTGGCGCTACCCAGAAACATTTGACCAGTTGATGTTTGGCTTGCGTTTGGGTGAAGACCCGAAATGCACCATTACCACAACACCGAAACCAACAAAGCTGATTAAATCTCTTTTGAAGCGAAAGCGAACTTGTATTACAAGGGGCACAACATTTGAAAACAGCGATAACCTCGCAGAGGCGGCTATACAGCAGCTTGAGGAGCGCTACGGTGGGACAAGGTTAGGTCGTCAGGAACTTTATGCGGAAGTTCTGGAAGATGTAGAGGGGGCGCTTTGGCAATATAGCCAGCTTGACCAGCAGAGGCGGGGTAAGGATGATATGCCAGAGATGGAGCGGATTGTGGTTGGCGTTGACCCTGCCGTGACCAGTGGGGAGTCCTCAGATGAAACGGGGATTGTTGTGGCTGGCAAGGGCGCGGACGGAAGATTTTATGTGTTGGCAGACAGGAGCATAAAAGCATCACCAGATACATGGATGCGAGAAGCCCTTGATGCCTTTTACCTTTATGACGCTGACAAAATAATTGCGGAGGTAAACAATGGTGGAGACCTTGTTGAAAGATTATTGCGAACGATTGACGCTAGCGTTCCTTATAAGAAGGTTACAGCAACGAGAGGCAAGATGGTAAGGGCGGAACCCATCGCTGCCCTTTATGAACAGAAGAGGGTGTCACACGTTGGAAATTTTGATATATTAGAAACTCAAATGTGCGAATATAACGGCGAAGGTAGCTCGCCTGACAGAATGGATGCCTTAGTTTGGGCTCTTACTGAATTAAGCCGCTCAAGTGGGCAGGCAGCTTGGAGAATAAGTTAATGGGTATCCTAGACACAATCGGCAATTTTTTTATTGGTGGTTCGGACGAAAAAAAAGAAGCGCCGATGGTAATGTATCAGGGCGTTAATTCAGCACCACGTTCTGAATACACTTACGAAAACCTCGCCAAAGAAGGTTATCAACAAAACGCAATCGTGTTTCGTTGCGTCAATGAAATTTCAAACGGCGCTGCGGCTGTCCCGTTTAAGGTATTTCAGGGTGAAGCGGAGGTGGACTCCCACCCCCTGCTGTCTCTGTTGAACAGACCCAGCCCGCAATTCGCTGGGAACGAGTATTTCCAAGCGCTTTATTCTTACCTTTTGCTATCGGGTAACAGCTACTCCGTGAGGTCGGATATTGCTGGTAAGCCTGCTGAGCTGCATTTGTTGCGCCCTGACCGTGTTCACATTAAGCCCAGCAAGACACAAATTCCTGATGCCTACGAATACAAACTAGGCGGAAAGGTGGTAACATCGTATCCAGTTGACCCAGAAACGGGCAACTCAGAAGTCAAGCACTTCAAGCTATGGAGTCCCCTCGATGATTACTACGGTCTCTCACCCATCAATGCGGCGGCAATGGATATTGACCAGCACAACATGGCGGCGCGTCATAATGTTAATCTGCTAAACAACGGCGCACGCCCCAGTGGTGCGATTGTGTTCCGCCCAAAAGACGAGAGCGGTATGCCCGTCCAGTTGACGGATGCACAGCGTCAGCAGTTGCATAATGATTTGAACGCACGATTCAGCGGAACACACAACGCTGGTCGGTCAATGTTGCTTGAGGGTGACTTTGATTGGAAAGAGATGGGTTTGTCCCCAAAGGATATGGACTTCCTTGAACTTAAAAACATGAGCGCTCGTGATATTGCACTTTGCTTCGGTGTCCCTGCTCAGTTGGTTGGGGTTCCTGACAGCCAGACTTACAGCAACGTCGCTGAAGCCCGCCTCGCTCTGTATGAGGACACGATTATCCCATTGATGCGCCGCGTTGAGAGTGACCTGAATGAGTGGCTTGCCCCGCTTTATGAAGAAGGGCTGGAAATCAAATATGACTTTGACGGTATCCCAGCGATGGCAGAGCGCCGCCGTTTGGTTTATCAGAACGTGGTTGAGGCGGTTCGTGAGGGCATTATCAGCCGCAATGAGGCTCGTGACCGTCTCGGCCTTGAGTCCATTGAGGGCGGCGACGACGTTTACATCAATGCAAACTTGTTCCCGTTGGGAGCGCCTACAGAAGCACCAGCGGAAGACCCAGACGCGGATGCGGAGAAAGCTGCTGATACATATGAGGGAAAGTTTGCTAACAGCGAAGATGTTTTTGATAACATCCCTGACGCAGCAGCCAGAGCCAAGCGCTTAGGTTGCAGCGGCACGCATACCCATCAGACAGAGAATGGCACGGTAGTTATGCCCTGCTCCTCTCACGAGGAATATGAAAAGGTCGCCAAAGAAAAATCAAAGCCGCATGACGACTTGAATGATGACGCAAAAGCTGAAAGTGATGTAAATACCAAGCCGACAGACGAGATGGCCTCTAATGCCAAGCGCGGGCTTGAGTTGCGTAAGGAATATGGACGCGGCGGCACGATGGTCGGCGTGGCTAGGGCTACGCAGTTGGTGAGCCGTGAAAACCTATCTCCTCGCACGGTGCGCCGTATGCACAGCTTCTTTAGCAGACATGAAGTCGATAAGCGGGCGCAGGGTTTCCGCCGTGGTGAAGACGGTTGGCCGAGCGCTGGTTTGGTGGCATGGCTACTTTGGGGCGGCGATAGCGGTCAGTCATGGGCGCGGCGCAAGGTTGCTGAACTTGACAAGCAGCGTGACAGCCGCAAAGAGATTGAAGAACTTATGTTCCCCTGCTGTGATGATTGCGATAAAAGCTGGCCACGCCCACAGGAACAAAAAGAAGCGGTGAGTGAAAAGGTTAAGAAGGCGCTGGAGGGTAAGGTAAAGGAACACAACGCAAAGCATGGCGACAAAAAAGGCAAGCGCGTGACGTTGCGTATGTTGTCAGCGGTATTTCGCAGAGGAGTGGGCGCATACAATACGAATCCGTCTTCCGTCCGTCCGACAGTAAGCTCTAGTGACCAGTGGGCATACGCCCGCGTAAATGTTTTCCTACAGGCGGTGAGAACGGGTAAGTTCAAGAGCGGTAAGTTTGATACTGACCTTTTGCCCAAAGGCCACCCATTGAGAACAGGTGATTGATATGGATGATTTGATTAAATATTTGGTGTCTCTGGAGATGTTGTTTATTGGCTTCTTGATTGGCTGGTTCTTGCCTCGCGGCGATTTCTTAAAAGCGTTTCAGCGTGGGTTCTTATCTTCGCTACAGCGGTTCTTCAAATAGGTGTAATTTATGTTCAGCAAGCCA